TGACAAACCCTTGCATAACAGACTGCATATCCAAGGTTGCAAACTCAATGATCATCAGTGTCCTTAGTACATCCACAGCGTGTAAATCTAGCTGCTGGTACCCTGCGCCGTTATTTTGTGCGTATGTTCGGAAATTAATAATTGTTTTGTTTGTTAGCGGATATTTGCCGGACTTTGATTCTAGTCTATTTTCCGTGCCTAAACTGGCAACATACTTGCCGAAGTCCAGATACGGTAACTCCCTCCTGTTCACGAAGTCCCAGAAGCACCAGGGCAGGTAAAAGCCCCTGTACTTCGTTTTAGACACCTGCCATGTTTTTATGTTTTCCCCGTCTGTTTTTCTGATATAAAACTTAGGGATGCGCATAAACACGTTGCCGTACTCGTCTTCTACTTCATGTATTTCCCCAAAAATAGGAGTATAATCAAAATCGTTATTAACTGCTTCATCATCGACACCTGCATTGGCGGTCATGCCTACCGCACTATCTGTACGGGTGAGGATAGGCGATTCCCCTTTATCCCACGACACACCCCATATTCGACCATCAGTACTGTATTGAGATATTCGTTTATCTGTATATTTTTTAGCTACCGCTAATGTTTCGACATCCATCTAAATCACCGCCCAGCTTGTGCCATCTGTTGCCTCAACCACGCCAGTATCAATTGAAAAGTAATAGCAATACGGTATTACCGCATGAGCGGCAGCGGCATCCGGTTTATCTGCAGCTTTTCCTCGTAATGTACTGCCGCTAGATACAGGATATTCTTTATCTCCTACTTGAACTATACTGCCCTTTAGTTCAACAGGAACGCTCCCGTCCTCATTAACCTTCAGCTTATTATCGGTAGCAACTGCATCATGGATTGTAACATCTGTTGCTGTTACTGCGTCTATTTGCAGGTCTGTTTCAACCTTCAATTTATTTGCATCTCGGTTAAAAACCGCATTTAAAATGTCGGAAATTCCAAATATCTTGCCCATTATTTCACCTCCGGCTTAACCTCCGCCTGTTTGCCGCGCTCTTCCAGCTTGACCTCGATGAAATCAATCCCATTGGCCTTGTGTTTCCGCAGAAAGTCAATGGTTTTCTTGTCCTCAGTTACATATTCCCCATTCTCAAATACAATCTTTTCTCCCCGATTTAGTATTGGAATACCATTTTTAACCTCCATATATGTCGGTTTTACTAGCACCTGATAGTTGTTGTACTTTGAAATGAACTTAGCCATTTTTCTCCCTCCTAAAAGTAAAGCCTGGGGTTGTTACGCCCCAGGCTATCGTTGTTCTGATTAAGCCACACCCTTAATGATGGCGTGGGTCTTCGGCAGTCTGACCTCAACACCAAGCTCAGTGATGTACTCATCCTTTACGGCATCCTCATCCGGATCTTGGCGTCCGGTCAACAGCTTAGTATCCCTGCCTTTCAGCGGACAGTAGGCGACATTGTTCATGTCCAGGATGACGCCCATACCCCCATAGACAGGACCCTCAAAGAGTTTGTGTTTCACAATGTATAATGTGCCGTGTGAAGAGACATATTCTTTGATCTTAACACCATATGTCCTCTCTCCAGGCACAGTCTTCAGTTTGTTCTGCGCCCACAAGTCAATGATAGTGCACAGGCGTCCACAGGCAAATAGGATCTTCTCACTGGAACCGTACCTGAACACATCTTCCAGCCATTCTGTAAATGCCTGTTCAGTCAGACCGCCGCTGCCGCCGCTGCTTGCAGAGACATTTAACACGTTTTCGGTTAAAAACTCAAGGATGCCGCCGGTGGTTCTCCGGGGTTTGCCGTTATGGATATCCTTGCCTTTCTTGCCCAGCCACATGGTACGCTCCATGTCAATAGCGTGGTTTATACCGTCCAAATGGCGATAGTACGCCATCGCCTTCGGACCGTAGGTAGAGGTGGCAGCAAGAGTATTGGTGACGCCAACAGGAGTACGCAAAATCTGAGTATAATTAGTCTTTTTTACAGGCTCGGTTGTCTTAATTTCACGCAGCTTTGCGCCCTCTTCATTGGCATTGCCTAGAATAACTATCGGATCATCATTTTCCAATCGAGCAGTAGTAGAACCTCCCCATCCACGAATAACAGTTATGGTATTCCCTGTATTATCAACATTTTTAACCAGCACAACTTCAGTTGTGCTTGGGACCTGCACAATATCTCCAACCCGAAAATAGCCAGCATTGTCAACTGCCCATACGGTTGCGTTTTTATCATAACCAGCAGCATTGTTAATCGCATCCCAGCGATTCCCGGGGTCCTGCTCCATCCAGCTAAATTCCGGGTTAGTTACAACCCTTCTTCTCTTCATCTTCTTTGTCAAAGTGATCAGCGGGCTGGCATTCGGCTCAAGCTCCGCAATCTTCTCCGACATGTCTATTCTTAGCCTGTGTTCTGCAATGGTATTGGTTCCTACAGCCATTTTTTATCACTCCTTTTAAATGAATTACCCGAACAGCCCATGCCGCCGGAAAGACATCATCTCATTGATAACCTGTTCCTCCGGTGTCGGCGCAGGGTTCGGGTTGATTGCTCCTGCTTTTTGGAGCTCTGCCTTTTTTTTGTTCTGCACTTGCTGTACTCCTTGCTGAAGACCCTGCTGATACGCCTGTTGCCCTAACTTCTCTGCCGCCCCGGCCTTCACAGCGCGGTAGAGAGTATCTAATATGCCGAAATCGCCGTCTTTAATCTCACCTTTACTCCGCCTTACACCCTGGTCTGCAATGACATCAAGTAGTTCAGGATGTTCCTCTAGGTATGCATCTAAATCATCCGCTAACTCCTCAATGTCAGGGTAAAGCGGCTGCCCTTGCGCATCTGTAGCCTGAATCATTGTGATAAGCTCGTTTTCTATGACATCCATCTTCTGCTGTTCTGCATTTTGTTCTTGTAGATGCGAATATAAAGGGCTAACATACTGCTCCAACATGTTAGCTATCAGGTTAAAGACTGCACGTCCTGGTGCTTGTGAGAATTCCTGCAGAAATTGGTCGTCAAACTGCTGCCACTGCTCTTCAGTCCATTCCTCTCCTTCTTGCTGCTCATCCTGTTGCTGCGGCTGTTGTAGCTGTTGCTCCAACTCCTGAATCCTTGCTTGCATCTGCTGCAACTGCTGTAATAGCAGTGCTTCCTGCGCACCCTGCTGCTGTTCTTGCTGTTCCCCTTGCTGTTCATTCTGCTGCTCTACCTGCTGCTGTTCTAGCTGTTCTACCTGGTCCTGTTCCTGCTGCTCTTCTTCCTGCGGTTCCTCCTGCTCCACCTCCTTCTTTCCATCATCAGTACCGGCAGTCAAAACATCATCAGTCAATTCGTCAGGGTTTACACCCAAACCGTCAAACATCCCCACGATAAAACCTCCTTAATATGCGACAAACAAGCTTTTCCGCCTGTTTGCCAGTCTTTTTATTCTTGTTTTTCCCTTGCTTTTCGCCCCTGCTCTATCCGGTGCCTAACTTCGTTAATCAGTTTGGAATATGCCTCTAATTCTCCCTGCAGTTTCGTCACTTCTGCCACCCGGGTAAAATTTCGGGACTTTAAAGCGTTTACTATAGTCTTTTCCCTCTGTTTTATCCACTCTTCAATGTGCCGCCAGCCTTCGGAAAGAGTCATTTCCTCAAGCGCAGCACCTAATTTTACTTCATCCAATACCACCACCCCCTAACTGCTGCGCTACAGCCTCAAAGCCAATAGGTTCAGGTTGTCTCTGTATTGCCTGTTCTTCGGGTAGCTGCTCATTGGCTCCCTGCTGTCCTGTAACCTGCTGCACTAACTCTGCCTGCTCCTGCTCAATTTCATTTTCAGACTTCAGCAGTTTTTCAGTGTCCTTGATGCCGTATGCCTCGAACACTCTCTTCTTCAGTTCGTACTGGCGTACTCCGGGGTCATCTTTCATGAGTGTATACAGAGCAGTGATGTCTTCTCTGTATGAGAGTTTTGACAGTGTAGCCTCAACATTCGATCCGGCAGGTACATACTCATACCTTCCGGTAAGATTCTCCGGCCTCAAGGTATTAAAGTTATAATTCCCCTCTTCATCCTTTGAGCGTATTTTCCGCTCATCATCAATAAACTGTTGGTTCAACTGGTCATAGAAAAAGCCTAACCACTTAAGCCCGCAAGATTCAAATAGCTTTGCCTTCACGTCAAACCTGATAGATACAGAACGCTCCCTTATAGCGTGTTCGGTAGCTGTCTTGGCACCTTTGGTAACTGCTCCCCTTGTTTCCGCATAGGTGGCTGTGGATTCTTGGATGTCCTCTTTGATGATCGCTTCTTCCTGATATGTCTCAACAGGAGGCGGTGTAAGTTTTACCTCTTCCAACCCTTCAAGAGAATCCAACCAAATAATACCGCCGGGTCTCGGCACCAGGTCTTTGGGATCAAGCCCGCTGTCCTTCAGAGCTTTCCACATGCCGTAAATCGAAAGATTGTTGGCGTCTATGCGCTGGTTCCTGGTGGTGTTTAACTCTTCCTGCAGGTGCTCCATTACCTCAACAACAGACAAGCCGTAAAGCTCCCCATTTAGCGGGTCAATCTTTGCCAATCCAAAAGGCTTTTTCCCGTGCCAGAACGGGTTCTCTTCATCCCGGATAACCCGCACCTGGTTTATGAGTGTAGAAACGTGGTCATCTTCCCACATCTCCAACAGCTCATGCCTGAGGCTGCCCACATCTCCGCCAGCACCGGCAGTCTCCCATGATGCGCCGATGGCTGCCATCCGGTCCTGCTTGCCCTCATTGATCCGGTCAGCCCCTTCTTTAATCTGCTCCCAGTCGTCACCCTGCAGTTTGTATATCCCCAGGTCAACCCGCTTTTCTAGTTCCTCCTGTGAAATATACTTGCGCCGTATAACCCAGTCGCAATCCTCTATAGATGTCCCTTCAGGGTCGGGGAAAAGGTCATAAATAGAGAACGGCTGCCAGTCGGGATCATCCCATATAACAACCTCAACATCCTGAATATCGTATCCTATGAACACGCCTTTCCTTGTCACTGGCACCCTCTGTTTTACGGTTCTGGTCTCATACCGCCAGCCGGTTTCAAAAGGGCATGTCCCGTAGATCAACATGTCAGTGATCAGTTCATAAAACTTCAGCATACTGTCAGCATCAGTTCTGGTAAGCTGGAAGTCAACAAGGGCCTCCATGTTCTTTGCGTTCTCTACATCGTTTTCGTCTTTCGGCACGAATGAAATCCAGGGGCGATGCTCAAGCACGGCAGCAAGCAGTTTGGAACGGATCGTATCAATCGTGCTGTAAGTATAAGGGATATGCAGATTCGACCTGTCCTTTTCAAAGTCCGGCAGTTCCGGCACTACTCCCCGGTACAGTTTGTACCAGCGCAGCCACTTTACATCCCAGGGTGCCCGCCACCTTTGGGACCAATGAAACCGTGACAGTATCAGGTTTTTCTGCTTCTCTCTCCTGTCCTCTTTGCTCACCGCTTCACCCCCTTTTTTCTCCGTTTCTTCCTGACCAATCTAGCAAACAGAGGCAACTTCATCCCCCTGCTTTTCCGGTTCCATTCGTCAACATCCACGCCCTGTGCCTCTAACATCGCTCTATTCGCATTAAAAAAGCGCCTCTGCGCTTCTGATTTGTAAGGCATATAAACACCGCTTTCAATATCCTGTATAACTGCTCAACCTGCTCCTGGGAACACTCCTGGGCAGGTCTTCCGGCATGTTGGCTGCCGGTAGTTTCTTCTGCCGCGCAACCTCGAAGTACACATTCGCATGAGCAAAGTGGTCGGGCCCTGAGTTTTCCCATGTCCGAATGACATTCCCCATCTTGTCTTTCTTCACCAGGTTCTTGTCTACGCCATCCTCACCAATGATATACAATGTTTCCCAATGGTCACAAAGGCAGTCCTCTATCACTCCAGCCTTCTGCTTCCCTACAAGCTGCGGGTCATTCGGTTTCAGGAAAACCTTGACTTCTGACTTCTCATACGCTTCAATCACGCTGTCAATCATCCTGGTCCGGTGAATATAGACGATGCCGGATTTTTCGCCCCTTTCGATGAATTCAACAGCCTCTTTCCGCTTGTCGTTGTAGTCATAGATGGCACGATACGCCCGGCCCGGATGACGCTTCACAAACCGCGCTGCTTCTTCGGTATCCGGCGCATTGTCAACGATACAAAGACTGACCCCCTGCTGCCTAAAGTATTTTTCAAGTGCTTCCCAGTCCGGCAGGGTAAAAACCTTCGTAATCCCCCATTCATTCCCCTGCACGCAGTGGAGAACCTTCCCAACATCAACGCCCAGCAGGTTGAAACGAGGTTTCTTCTTCATGTCCAGCGTGCAGTTCTGCAGGATGATGGTCCGGCTCACGCTGTTGGCCCCACCTATCACCGGCAAACCTAAAACGAAGTTGTAAAAATACTCCTGGCTTTTCGTCTGTTCCTGCTCGATAACCTCTGCTGCAGTAATCCACGGCGCGATAAGCTGGGATATGTGATACCCGGACCACTCCCGGCCCGGATACTCTGCTACCCACTCACCAGCTAAACGATCCTCATCAGTGATAATCCCCTTGCACTTGCGGCAGACATATACTTTCTGCTCGGTGTCGATATTCTGCCAATAATCCAGGTCCTGCCATTCCCCACAGTGCGGGCATTTCACATGCCACCGCTTTTTGTCCGACATCTGCCAATACACATCCACGCCGACATTGGGCCTGCTGGGGTTTGAGAAGAACCATTCGCCCTTAAACTGGCTGTGTGCCAGCCTGGAATGATACGTTTCCACCTTCCCAATGTCCGACCTATCCAACTCGTCATGGAAGTTCAGGTCAGAAGTGATCATGATACCCTTGCTTTCGCCCTTCGTGCCCTGCCAGAAGATGAATGACTCCCCTACCTGCTTCTGGTATATATTATCAGTGCTCCCTATGAGTTTCTCCCTGATGGCCGGATTGCGCTCAATAATTGGGTTCACCTTCGACCGTACAAACGCCCGTACATCATCATCAGTGGGCAAGGTGTGGATGCAGTTAAAGCCCCTTTTCGCGGCCATGAAAAACTCTTTCAGGATGGCCGCAGTAGAAAGCCCCACCTGTGAGCACTTCATAACGCACAATTTCGGCGATTCGTCCCGGTAGATGTCCAGAAGGAAACGATGCCTCTCAAACTCGATGGGGTCGCCCTTCTCGTTCACAATCTGATTGGCTCTGATCCATTCCACAATGTCAGATTCTGCCGCTTCCTGTTCAAGTAAGAACAAAAGTTCGAGTTCTTCAGCTTCCGTCAGTGACATTTTCCTGCTCCCTCTTTTTCAACAGTTCGTCAATTCGCTGTTTCCGTTCTTCCGGCGTGAGCTGGGAAACTTCAGCCCGTATGTCAGCTGTGATTGGGCCTCCACCTTTCCCGGTGATTTCCTGCGTCACCCGCTCCCGGTATTTCTCGGGACGCGCACCTTTCAACAGAAATATTAGCAGGGTATCTGAATATTTTTGAATTGTGCCGACAACCTCTCCCTTATGGAACACAGGTTCTGATACCCCCTCGATGGCCCGCCGCCGCGCTTCCTGTTCCAGTCTGTCAGCAGCTTTTTCTTCAGCTACCCTGAAGGCTTCTGCAAACTCCGGATCATCCTTCTTCCAGTACTGCACCATGCGCCTGGAAATTTCTGCTATTTCTGCAGCATGCGTTACAGTTCCGCACTCTGCATAAGCTGCTAGGAAGGCGCGCTTTTTCATATGTGAAATATGCTGAAACTCGCTTTCGTTTTTCTCGATAATTTCCTTCTCTTTCTTGCCTGCCACTATCACCACCTCCCCTGTATACAAATATACAAAAAGCAGGTTTTTCACCTGCCTAACACTCCTTCTCCTGCTACAGCAAAAGTAAAAATATTGGCGTGAGCCTATATATGTTTATTTTGTTATATTTATTTTGTTATAT